CCAAAGGATTGTCTCTAATCAGCAACTCCCATTGGTTTTTAATTACCATTTGATCCTCGCTATTTTGACGCTGTCCGCTTACGTTAGTAACCTTTGCCCAACAAGTATAAGTTAACGTCGGTTGCGAATAAAAGCCGCCGTAACCATCGCCAAAAAGGCTTGGATTAATAAACGAAATTCGTTCGCGTAAATCGCCCGATTTAATTTCTTTGTTTGTTCTCACGCGCCAAACCAGTTATAAGTTTTATAAGGCATTAATAACGCTTTAACTCCCAAAGGTGATTCAATGGCTTGCAAGTCGCTGAAATCCTCGCGGCGTTCGTAAAGCGTGTTTACCATCATTTTAATGGCCAATTTAATGTCCTCAGGAACGGTGGTAAATCCAGCCGTATAAACCAGTTTAAATTTATACGACTGAGCGCCGCCAAGAATAAACAACTTAGGGTATAATCCAGCATTTACGCGATATTGTAAAGGCGTCTCAACATTGTTTTGGTCAATTGTTACGCATTTGCTAATATTTGCCTCGTTGGTTAGCGGTCCGTATGGCATTTGGAATTGATATGGAAACGTAAACGAGTCAATTGTTACGGTCTTTAAAACAATGCTTTTGCCCATGTATGACTCGCAATGTACTCGCGCCATTTTTATAAGGCTGGTAATTAGCGCATCCTCAGAAAATCCGTCAATTCTTGCGTATTCTTTAGCCTCTGCCAAAGTAATTGGCTCGGTCACGGCTCCCGTGCTTAGTTGTACGGCGTATCCTGTAAAACTGCCATTGCTTGGCGTATATAGTAAATCACTCATTGTATTGTTTCTTTGCTTTGTCAACGATAAAATTAAAGAATCTTTCTAGTTCTTGGTCTTGGTATTTAAGGCGTTCCTCTGCAAGGTTTCTCATTATATTTTGGTGAAAGTCGTAAAGTATCTCGTCACTCATTAACTCATCAATCTTTGCAGCCATTCCCTCAATGTCGTCGCGGTCAAAGTAAAGGCCAGCAGCGCCAAGACATTCCTTTAATCCGTCTGTTGGTGTGCAAATAACTGGCAGTCGATTAATAGCCGCCTCCAAACCTACACGTCCATAGGACTCATAAAACGATGGAACAAGCACAATGTTTGTTTTGCCATAAATCAAATGCACGTCAGGCGTTTGCGCAACATACTTTAAATTTTTTAGAGTGTCGTCCATAATTTGCTCGCCATAACTACCAAGCACGCCAAGAAATTTACGCTTAGGCAATCGCTTTGCCAGTTCGATTAATATTTGGCCGCCTTTATTTTCGTTACAATTTATTAGGGTAATGTATTGCCCATGCTTGCGGTTATATTTTACGTCCTCAGGAAAAATGGGAGGCTTGCAAACAATCGACGCATTTGGGTAAGGCCCGTTTTGTACATTCTTTTCGTTTGCCTTGTTGTTATAAACAACGTGAATGTTTTGCGCTTTAAATCGCACGTTTCTATAATCGGAATCGTTGTGACTTAAAAAAATCAATTGCTTTTTAAATTGTCTTGACCAATTAATTGCAACGCCTGTATTATCTAAATGCGTAAATATTACGCTTGCATTTTGTAAGGCTAAAAAAAAGTCGTTTGAATAATAGCCAGTAATAAACTTGATAAAACTAAACTTTTCGCCGTCGGGATAAATTTGGCCCTCGGGTAAAATCACCTCAATATTACAGCCTTTTTGGTGGAAATATTTGGCGTAATGCTGAACGGTCCACTCGGCGCCCGAGTTATGAGTTCCAGCCCAAGCGTGTACAAAAAAAACGATATTCATGTTTTTTATTTTTGATTCGTTGAAAGGTATTGATTTTTAGATAAATAAAAAAAAGCCCCGACGATTTGTCGGGGCCTTAATCAAACTAAACACCTATTTTACTTATACTGCGGAACCGTTAGCCAAAGCGGCTGCAAATGATCCGTAAACGATTGATTGAGTAGTGTAAACTGCAAGTGCAATTCTTTCCTCAACGCGTACAGTAACAAAGTTCTTAGTTACGTTGTCAGCGTCTTGCTCAAAGAATTCAAGCGTGATGCCCTGACGAACGAACAACTGGGAACCAAGTGCAAAGTCTCCAACAAAGAAATCGCCAGCAACAACGCCATTGATTGCGTAAACTGGAACGCCCAAGATAAACATTTGACCAGCTGACATGGTAACGTAAGATGGAATAATGTAAGATCCAGTGCTTTCCTTAACAGATACCAACTGCAAATAGTCAGATGGGTTAATCATGATTGCATTTGGCGCGTATTCGTTTTTAGTTGTTTGAACAACCGCTGCAGCAAGTACGTCAAATCTGTTAATTAGAGTTCCAAATTTAACAGTTGTCCAAGCAGACCCGTCAGTTGCAAAACCGTTCAAGTTCTGACCAATACCGCTTCCGTACAAAAGTTGAGTATCTTCTACGTTCAACAATTTGCTTGGCGCACGGCTAGAAAGGTAAGCGATAAGACCTGGGGTATCGTCCAACATTTCTTTTGTCAATCTCATAAAAGTAGGGATTGTACGGATGGAACGATCTACCGCAGTCAAATCGAAATCGGACTGAGGCTTAGGTGAACCCTGAGCGGTTGGTGCAGCAGCGTTGTCGTAAGCGCTTTCACGCACGAAACGGATAAGGTTGCTAGAGGTTTGTCCAACTGGCAACAATTGACGAACGTTTACCTTTCTGTTTGGAGTAAACTTCAAATCAGGAACTCTTTCTGCTGGGATAACTTCGCCAGTATAGGAGTTTCCAATTGTCATGTCGCCGCCTTTCAATTCAAGGTCCAACTTTACTTTGTTAGCGTTTCCGCTTTTGTAGTTTCCGAATGCGTCAGAGTTAAACGCTTTCTCTAGTTCGCTAGAAAAAGAATAACCTTTTGCAGCCTTAGAAAAACCAGCCTGGGTGCGTGCATCCACGCCGTCAAGTTGAGCCTGTAGCGCGTCTGCTTTTTCGTTTAGTTTTGCGGTTTCAGCGCTTAGAGATTTTCTAAATTCTTCGCCAGCTTCTTTCATTGACTTTACGTCGGAAATCAAAGCCTCGTTTGATTCCAATTTAGCCAATACAGAGTCCAATTGTGATTTAATTGCTTCCATTTTGTTTTAAATAAATTTTTTAAGTTTTTGGTAGTATTCAAATTCCAAAGCCAATGCTATTGTCGGGTCCTCTTCGCTTTTAAATTGAGTTTCCTCGGATTCTACAATTTGGACTGACTCCAAAGCCTTTAGATGGTTTTCTAGTTGTTTTAATCCTATTTCAAGTTGAATCATTCCCTCGTCGGTAAGGTCCCCATTGCGCAAAATGTTGCAAAACTTAGCCAACATTTCCTCGCTTTTTGGCTTGTCCCATGATTTCATTGACTCAATCGGCGTATTTGGATTGGCTCCCCATGTAACTGTTGATCCTTCCCATAGTTTAATCTCTCGAATTTCTCGGTAACCAGCTTTGTTGTCGGCTTTAATAATTTCAAACCCAACTGAATGCTCGTTAAAAACGCCCTCTGCATAAAGTTTTATTACGTCTTTGCCGTAACTGGTCTCGGTAATCTTAGACGTAAAGCGCAATCCTTTTGCGTCTTCCATTAATTCCGTAGGCTTACCCAATGGCATTAAAGGGTTATGTTGCAAAAGGTGCATGATTCTGTTACGTCCCATTGGTCCGTTTTCGGCAACAGTCTTTTTGTAGGCGCCCGAAACGATTACGTCGCCGTCCGAATCAATATTATTAAATGCAGAAAAATAACCAGTCACGATGCCTTTAACATCGTCAACGTCTTCGATTATTCCCTGGCTTATATTCTTGTAAATCATTGCGTCTTTTTTTGTAAAAATAAAAGGCTATAAAAAAAAAGCAAACCTATAAAATTATTGATTAATGAAATGCATTGCTTTGGCTTCGCTTTCTTCGAAAAGGCTTGTATAATTTTTATAACCTCCCTCAATATCGCTTTCGCTTGGGCGCTGAAATGAAAGGAACGGCACGCAAATATAACTGTTGCCCCGTGGATGGACTTTTGTCCTAAAATATTCGTCAATTGGAATATCCAAATCCAATTGGGCCATTTCCTTTGCAAAGCGATGCGAGTAGAGTATTGCGTGCGTGGTCCAAGCGCCGTAGGTCCTAACCAATCGCTTACTTATTCGGTCAATTCTTGAATCTTTTATATTAGCCCCAAGCATCAACATATCCCAGTCTGCTGGCAAGTCATTAATTGCGTCTTGTAAATTAGTCGCCCAACCTCTAAACGTTGCATCGTCCTCAAATATCAAAACGTCTCCCTCGCATTCTTGAAATATTTTTTTAAACGTTTTTGCTAATCCAAGCCAGCCCCATTCGTGTTTAATTGCGCTTACCCTTTCTAAATTAAAATGAGGCGCCAACTCATTCATTGAGGACCGCCATTTGTCTTTGCGGTGATCTAAGTTGATAACGTAAGCAATCATTTGCGCATTGGTAAGCCGTCAACGTCTCGCATTATTCTAAATACAACCTTGCAGCGGCAATTACATATTTGATCGGCGCCAGCACCTTTTGAGGCGTCACCTGGTTGGCCCATTTGTACGCCGCCAACAATAAAATTTTCGTCAAATGGAATCCAAGGCTTAGACCTCATTTCTGCATGGTCAGGTCGCGTGCGCGTGTCGGTCGCTGGAATCCATTTCTTTTCGTACATGAAATCCGACGTTTTAGAAGACTCCATTGCGGCCACATTGGTTGCAGTTACCATTTCCGTTCGTGCAATTAACTTGGCACGGTTTCTAAATATTACCGCAACAGATTGCTCAATATTTCGGGCAATTTCTAGCGCGCCAAGTCCCTCGTTTAATCCGCCTAAAACAATGTTTCGGATTATCTTTTGACTTGTTCTGTTGATCTCTATTAACGTTTGCGGCAAGTTTTTGACTGCAAATAGGCGCATAAAGTCACGCCAGCCAGCGCGTAACGCTTCTTTTGTCGCTTTTGTTGGCGGTTGTATTGCGTTATACATGGCCTCAGCGTATGCCGTGCCAGCCACAACGTAGAGATTCTCCAAAGTATCGGCCAACGGCGCTGGACTAATTAAGTCGAACTCGTTTAAATTACCTGGCGCCTCTTTAATAGCGTCCAAATAAGGCTGCATTTGCTTCTTTAAAGCCGTGTAAATCTGCTTTTCGTACCGCTTCTCGTAACGTCTCTGCAATGCATCCAATTGCTTTGCAAGCGCTAAATCTTTTTTAGTTGGATTGGGCATAATCTCCCAAGTTGTCTACGTCGTCAATAGGTTGCTCGGAAAACTCAGACAAGGTCATTAAACCTTGCGGTATAAATGGCTGCTCCATCAATGTATTTTCAAACTCGCCGTAATTCATGGCCGCGCGCTTTTCGTTTGGCGTCAACCACCAAGCCTGGGATAATTGGCCAACAAGTTTGTCCATGTCGTCTTGCATTTCAGGGTATGCCATGTAATCAAAATCCAAGAAAAGATTTTTGTTACCATACGAGGACAAAAGCCAGTTCTTAAGCACGTCTCTAATTTCAATGTGCAACGGACGGACAACGTTATTAATTAGAGCCTTGTAAGCCGTTTCGGTATTATTAAACGTGCTGGCCTCAGTATCGCCTAGCAATTTAGCATCCACGCCA